GTAAAAAAAATAAAAAAAAAAATAAAAACTACTCTAGAAAAAGTGTCTAATCTGTCACTTCGACTAAAAGTGTTGGTATATATAGCTAATGTCTGCCAAATTGTGGTTTTAAAAAGTGTCATGTGACACTATTTAGTGTCACCTTACCTTAAATTACAGATTGCCTATGCGCGCGCGATACAAAATTCTGGTAAAACTGATTTTTTTACCATACATATACAGAAATGAAATCCAAAAATAAATCTAGAAGAATAAACAGCTACACCAAACCCAAGACTGTAAAACAACAAGTTAAGTTTCCATATAGTAGGTATCGTATAGATTGGATTGATATCATCACTGAAGGCGGCTGGGGTAGTGAGAAAGAATTTAAAGCTATGAAGTTAGCAACACCAGTTAGTGAGGGTTGGTTGTTTAGTAAAGACAAAGATACTGTAAGAATTTTTGCTGGCTATGATGTTGAAGAAGATGGTTCTATTCACTTTTCGGAGAGGTCTGTTTTTCCGACTTCTTGTGTGAAGAAGATGACGAAGATTCACTAACTTCTTCTGGTAATGCGTCAACAACTTTTGCATTTAAAATTGGAGCGTAATCTTCTAATATTTTTTTCATTTTTAATTCTAACTCTTCCTCTGACAGTTCCTCTATTTTTCCTGTTTTTATTATTTTACGGTCTATGTATAATCCTGCGGCCATCCCTCTGTTTTTCTCAGCGTTCGTTGCAGCAGAGAAAGCATTTTTTTTCAAAGCGGCCTCTCTAATCTTACCTAGTTCTGCTACGTGTTTGTCGTAAGACACTTCGTATTTTTTAAGATTTTCTTCTCGTAGTGCTCCTATGTATTGTACAACAAGTGGTGACAGTGTAGGGTTTTGTAATTCTGACGCTTCTACTCTTGCTCTGTTTTTACTGTAGCCGGCAGCTATAGCAGCATCTGCGCCCGTAGTTCTACCTTCGTTAAATACTAAATATTCTGCAAATCTTTTTTGCATTTCTGTTAATCTTTTTGGAACACCCATATTGACATTTTAAGGTAACATCGTTATATTGTCAACATATGAAAGACAAACGAACATACACACATCACAAAGAACACGGCGAAGATATTAGCCACGAAAATGAAGTAGTTATAGATTTTAAAGAAGCCAAAACAGATGATACAATAAGTAAATTACGTAATAATATACGTGATTTGTTATCTATGAACACACAATATAAAACAGAACTTGCAGATCAAATAGTTAAGATAAACAAACTAGAGCAAGAGGTTAAAGATTTAAAACAAGAAAGATCAGATTATTATAATGTTAGTTAGAGATCTACAACAGGTGCTTGGACAGTTTACTGACAAGTTTAACAAAGGCATGGGTAAGGTTGAGGGTAAAGGTAATGCTATTATGTATGCTAAAGTTTATGTTGACATGGGTAATAACAGACTATCCGAAATACAAAAAATTGAAGCACATGAAAATACTTTAATAGGAGCCAAAGAGGGTATAAGAGTTGTACTTAAAATGGCACCTCAAAACAAAACTAAAATAATTTTATAGAAAGGAGAATATATGTTTGAACTGACAGAAGAACAAAGAAAAGAATTATTGCAATACATGTGGGCAAGACCATATGGTGAAGTTGCTAAACTTATTGGAATGCTAGCGTCATTAAAAGATAGTAAAAAGAATGACACTGTTACCCCTAAAAAATAAGTGGGTCCAGAAGCTAAATTACATAAAAAACTTGTTAAAGAGTGGAGTAATTTTTCGTTTACTAGGATTGAAAACATTAGCTTACTTGGTACTCCTGATCTATTGGTCTGTAATAATAACGGGCACTTTTTTACATTAGAGTTAAAAGTAACCAAGGGTAATAAATTAAAATTTAGTCCGCACCAAATAGCTTGGCATTACAAGCATCCTGACAATACATTTATCATAGCAGAGGCCCTTGGTCCAAGAGCCGCTAATCGTTTTCAAATGTTTCGTGGTTCACGTATCATGGAGCTTGACGCTTGCGGCTTGAAGCTTGATGCTTGTAGCTTGGGGCTTGACGCCTGTTATAAATTTTTGTCTGAGCTTGGTGCTTGAAGCTTGACGCTTGTGGCTTGTGGCTTGAGGCCGGTCCCAGGCGTACGTCTTGCGTCTTCCGTCGAAGCTTGTAGACTAATAGCCTGGTCCCTATTGCGCGATCTATATAGCTTGCGCAAATTTTTATAATATTTAGTGTTCACCATAACAAATATTTTGAATTGACTTGTCCCAACAAGCCCTGCAATCCCTGCATTTGTTGCCCTGAGTAGGAGCTGGACAGGTTCGTTGTCCAGGCTTCGTTGTCACCGTTGAGGTATGGGGCCAGCTGTCACTTGCTGCTTGGTCCACCATTGGTATAGAGAACCGAACAACAAGATTGTCAGGAGCTTCAACAATATATTTTTTGGTCCATGCTTCTCGAGTTGGCATCCAGTGCTTAACTGAAGGCGTCAACCTGCATACAGCATAAATTCGTCTCAGGTGGTCCAGGTTCTGGACGTCGCCTGAATCATGCCAGCGGAAGTACTTGACCTTTTTAGAATTAATTTGTGCAGCCATTGCTTCGACCCATTTAGGATGGGTCAAGGATCTAAATCTTTTGTATTGCGCATCAATAACATTTTGGAATCTATAACGGCCGCGTAGATATGCGTAACAATTAGAACAGACACTGTTAGGAATAGCCCGTAGCTTGGTGCCAGTCTTGCACTCATGAGCTGGCGTACTATAAGCAAATCCAGGCATTTTGCCAGGCTTGCTTAGTGTGTGAGTTATTGCTTCTGCTTCTTTAATTTTCATAGAGTTTTAAAACCTCCCTGATCATGTCTATTAATTGATATTTATCACAATACATATTTTTATCGTTTGCTTTACATATTGCGATTACTTCTTCTATTATTGCTTCTTTATCTTTCATTATTTATTCTCCTGTATTTTATAGGATACAGTATCATTATAATATTGTCTTGTCAAGCTTGCAGCTTGGCGCTTGCAGCTTTGAGCTTGACGCTTATAACTTGGGCCTTGGGCCTCGAGCCAGCGCCAGTGATTAACTAGCGCTGTAATACTTTGAAATCCTTTTCTTCTACTCATCTTTTTTTTCTTCCATATATTTTCTTGATCTCTCCTGATCTTCTTTAACTAAACGAAGCACCTCTTCCAGCGCATCCGCGATTCTCTTCAGTTCACTTGCTTTTATTTTTTCGTATATATCTTCCATAATATTCCTTTCTAAATACATCCTATCATATCCTACGCCAGCTGTCAAGCTTGCAGCTTGAAGCTTGCCGCTTTTATTTTTTCTTTTTTAGAATGAAACTTAGAATCATTCTAAACTGCACAATCATATAAACAGCGCTGCCCCGTAGCCTCAGGACTCGGCAACGCTGAGTGAAGGCATTTCCCCACCAGAAGTTACTTAGCGCGAAGCATTTGGTAAGCTGAATGTGTGCCTTCGAAAAATACTGATCCCAGGTCTAACAGCTACTGTCCAGCAGTATGCCCCTCGTACGTCGGTTGTTAGACCAGGGATCAGTAGCAAGTTGTCAGTGTATCCTTGCTATTGATCTGTTAATTAAAGAACTCGAGTGTAGTATCAATTAAGACACTTTTTAAACTTTAATTAAATCACTTATAATGCTTGACTATCCTATTGTCAAGTGCTAAAACAAATTAAATGCAAATAAAAATAAATAAACATACAGGAGAAAAAATGCCAGAAAAAAGACTAACATTAAATAGTGAAAAAAGAAAAGCTATTGCTGACGTGTTTCAAACACACTTTGAACAAAATAGTCCAAAGAATGAACTGCACAAAAAAGCGATTGCTGATTACAACCAAGCAAGAACTAAAATGAAAGTTTTAGCTGAAACAGTTGTAAGACATCATCAACCACAAGAGGACGTTGACACAATTAGAAGTATGATTGCTAAATACAATCGTAGTGGTGGAGAGTTATACAATGATAATTGTTTTTACTTTACTGCACCACCAAGAAACGAAACTGATAGTGATGGACACACTAGAGAACTTGTTGATGAAGAACACGTTAAGTTTAGTTTAGGTAGAGATTTTGCAAGGTCTTATTATAGAGATGAGATTAAAGCAAAAGGTCTTAACCCAGACTTTCATGTTGCAATCAATAATAACTACGACAAGAGAAGTCCAAGCTATTATGCTATGGAAAGCCAAGTAAATAAATTTACAGGGCATGAAAATAGTAGCAACGACAATAAGACTACCCTGTCTTATAAAGATGAATGGGAAAAAGATTTTGAACTTACAACAATCGGTTCATCTTATTGTCATAGTCGTATGTTCGCAGTTGACCAAGAAACTTTTGAAACTTTCAAAATGTTTAATACTTTGAGAGAGAATGTAATTCTATGTCATCAACAATTATATGAACACGTTAATGGTAAAATGGAAAAGTTAAGATTAGGTTTAAAATCTTACAGATACTTTGACCAAGCTAAAACACTAGCTGACAAATTAGGTGTTGCACTTAATGAGGGCATATTAAATGAAAGTAGCAGTATGGCACTTTCAGTTTATAGTCCAGAAAACTTGGCTAGTCTTTTGGAAGATAAGGTTGAACAAACAAGAGAGGAAAAAATTGCTATTGCAAGGTCAATAATGCAACAAGCAACAGTAAATTAAACAGTTGACAATGGGGGAGTATATAGGATATACTCCCCTTAATAACATACAGGAGAAATAACATGGAAAATAACAAACAATTCACAATAACTTATTATTCTAATAAGGATAAAAAACACATAACAAGACAAGGTAAGTGGACAGACAAATGTAGATATTGGACTAGCAAAGTTGGAGATAGTTTAATTACTTATTTTGACATGGACAAACAACAATACAGAACAGCCAAAGGCAGTTGGAAAGTGAGGTACTAATGGCTGAAATGAATGAAGAACATTTTGAGGTTATAGATAGAAACAAAGACGCAATGTTGCAACGCAATAAAGTTAAGTTTCTAGAAGATAGAATTAAAACTTTAGAAACTGCAATCGAAAGCCATGCCAAAATCTTGGCTAGATTACAAATGATTGAAAAAACAAGAGAGGCAAACTATGAGTAATTTTGTTTGGTGTCATGGACCAAGTTGCCACAAATCTCACACTCAAGATAGGATTAGAGGTGTCAAGGGTAGTAAGGTCCTAAGAACTAGGAAAGTACCACAGCATGCGTGGAATAGTGGAGATAGATTTAATATGTATTCTTATTTCTGTAGCAATAGTTGTTATAATGACTTTGCTAATAAACATGTAAGAGAAATCATTGCTATTGCGCCAAGGACCGAGGCCATTGAAACACCGATTGAAGTAGTCAAGGAAACTGCAACCGATTGGCATAATCAACCATATGTAAGAACTAAGATAATAACACTTGACAACAATGGTGGATAGTATAGGATAGGACCATAACAAATACAGGAGAAAACATGACACAACAAAACGCGATCGCAGACACAATGATGCAAAGTGGTTACACGTTCCAACAGGAACTATTACTGCAAGCATTAGAGAGAGAAGTTAAGACAGGAATGCTAATGACTAATCCTAGAGTGACGGGGTTTAGTTCGTTTGCAAAAGCTGTGCTTAATTTTATAGACGATAAGAAAGCGCCAAGAACTAAAAAGAACTTATACACTTACTTGGTTGCTAATGGATACTACAGAGATATCCATTCGTTTACTTGGAGTGACAGATAACAATTGACAGGGCTATCCTAATAAACTAGGATAGTCCTATAACAAATACAGGAGAAATAACATGACAACTAGAAATATGAAAGCAACGAACCCTTACTCAGGTGAATCTGCAATGTTAAGTGAAGAAGAGTTTGCACTCTATCATTTAATCAAACATGCAGAAGAAACTGAGCAGTATGATGCAATGCAGAAAGGTCTATCTAAGTTTAGTAGAATGAATGCAGCAGCATACATGACATTGCTAGATTAACCGAGTTATATACATGTGTGACCCTGTTGGGTCACACACACCCACCCCCACACATCTCATAGAGGTACCACACCCAATAACCACACAGCACGAAACAAGAGACCCTATATACCTTTTATATAAAAGGGGTCCCACAACTATAGGT